TACATTGAACCGCTATAAGCGTGCATTGTGCGTCAAATCAATGGCTTAGACCACGTTGGGCCGCTATGCATCCGCATCATCCCGCTTGCGTGTTGACGCTTGGTTGACGCTGTAGGGGCTCACTAACCCGAAACGTGTCGCTCGAGTTTCGCGCGCGAAAGTTTTGAGGGTTATCGATCAAGGCCAACGGATTGAGTACCTTCGCCTCCTGCAAATGGTCAGGTGCAAGGTGGGCGTATCGCATCGTCATCGTCAGACTCTGGTGCCCAAGTATTTTCTGAAGCGTGAGGATGTTTCCGCCAGCCATGACGAAGTGGCTGGCGAAAGTGTGGCGAAGTGAGTGCGTCATTTGTCCGTCCGGCAGGTCGATCCCGGCACGCTCGATCGCCTCGCGGAAGGCTGACCATGCGGCCCCAAATACGCGATTCATTGCGCCGTAGCGGACATGATGTGTTCGCAGTTCCTCGACAAGTGTGTCTGCGATCGGCACCGATCGAACTTTGCCGCTTTTTGTTTTCGCGAATTGAACGAAGCCATCATGTACCTGCGTGATCAGAAGCCCTTCGGCTTCGCTCCATCGCGCGCCCGTGCTCAACGCCAACTTCGTTACCAACTGTACGTGCTTGTTACGAGCGGCATCGAGTTCAGCGAAGAGCAGGGTGATCTGGTCGGCTGTTAGGTATGAGAGTTCCCGTTCCTGAACCTTGAATTGGCGAAGCTTCGCGAGTGGATTTGGCTTAACCCAGGCTCCAAGGCGGCTCAGTTCATTGAACATTGCGCGGAGATAGGCCAGCTCGCGATTCATGTTCGATGCGGACACACCAGCCTTTATCCGCTCTGCCCGGTACGCTGCAAAGGTTTCCGCACTGAAGCGATCGACAACCGGATCGCGCATTGCGATTGCAGCGGCGAGCAGCCGCTTTCTTGTGTCTTCACCGGCGCGCAAGCTCTGTCCGTGTGTGTTGAACCAAAGTGCGACCAGCTCCGATAGCTTGCGTGTGTCACGTTTTTCAGGTGCCCAGTCTGAGTCTTGGTTGACCTGTGTGGTCAGCCAAGCCTCCCACGCCTTTGCTTCAGCTTGGGTCCGAAACGTCTTTCGATAACGCTTTCCGCCGCGGCCGCCCGGCTGACTATCAACGACCCACCCCTTCTCAGCCTTCTTGATTGCCATCGCTTTTATTGCTGCGTTTACGTGATCTCTTTGTTTCCGCTTTTTCGGCCTTTGCCTCTAACTTCTTCCCGAGTTCCTCAGTCGTGCGGTTGTTCCAATCGGCCCACGCTTTAGCCACGTCGTCGGGGAGAAGATCTTCTAACGCGAGCGCGGTGCGATCCCAACCAGCCATACCAGCCAAGCGGATCTTGTAGCGGGCGGGAATGGGCCGTATGCCGCTCGCCCATCCATACACCGCTTGTTGCGATACGCCGAGATAGGCGCCTACAGCCGTTTGACTCCATCCCGGCCGGTTGCAGAGTTCGATTACTACCTTCTTCCAGTCCTTGGACATATGTGCCTCGTCAAATAGGGTATTGCAGCTACAACCTCATGGTTGTATTCTTCATCAAAACCAAATGGTTGTTGACTTGGAGCCTACCACGATGAATGCCCCACTGGACACGTTGTTGCAGTTGTCGCCGGCCGCCATAGGTTTGGGATTGCCACCGCTGATGACTCGCGAAGCGTGGTCCGTCGCGATCGGACTTCCGGTAGATGTAGTCCGCTGTCAGTGTGACCGGGGGTATTGGCCGTGCATTCGCGTTGGCAAATACAGCTTGATCAACGTTGAGGCGATTCGTGTTAAGGCGCTCGAGCGCGCTAACGAATTCGTGCTGGGTGGGAACGGAACCCGCTGATGGACAAGCTCAAATCGACCGTAGTGGCAGCTAGCGTTGAGTCGGCACGCGAGTGCGGTGCGGGCGATGCGGCGCATGCGCCGCGCGCTCGCGCCGCACTCCGTGGCGGGCATACCTCAACGAATGCTCTTTCGCTCGAAGAAGTTGGTCCGAAGCTCGCAGCCGTCGCTATGTCGGATTTTTTTTCCTCGCGTGGCGAGGCTGCTTTTTGTCAGGCGGGCGTGGTAGCACCGCCTGACAGTCTCACGGGCGAGACTCGGTGTGATAGCGGGGATTGGTTCTGAGTATGGCCTACGACACGGTCCGACTTCGTTCCCCGTACCTCGACCGCGCCGTGGTCGAGCGCATCAAGCATCAGTGCCTGCTGCGGTCTGGGATGGACTGCGCCAGCGGGGAAATTCTCTATGAACTGTTCACTGGCGATCTGCTCGGGTCGTGGGATTCGCGTATCTCGGTGATTCCGAAGAACGAAGAGTGGGTCGTGAACAAGAAGGGGCGGCCCGAACTGGTTCCGTGCGAGCCGTACATCCTGATTGAAGCGTCGGTGCACAAGATCGTGCAGGGTCATAACGTCTACGGCGGCCCTACCGATTTTCGCCGGGCGTGTCGCGATTTTGTGTGTCTGGTCGAGGATCTGCTGACGACGGAGTTGCCGCCGGCAGACTGGTGGACCCTCCATCGTGTAGACGTTGCGTCCGTGTACCGGCTGTCGAAGGCGGCCTGCAAAGAGTTTTTCGATGGCTTGCAGCTCATTAGCTTCCCGCGACGGAGGAAAGGGGCAGCCAAGTATGCGATGGCCGTGTACTTTGCCGGCAAGACCACGACGGTCAAGTTCTATCACAAGGGCACCGAGTTTCAAGTGCATGACCGGAGTCGCCTGCGTGGCTTCTTCCAGCAGGTTTTCAACCACCTTTACGGTCGTGATGACCAGGACAATCGCGCTCGGGTGGAGCGCAAGATCAACGCGCTACAACGTTTGGCTGACAGACGTTTGCGTGCGGAGGTCGAGATCCACAGTGACAAGCTGCTGTACGACTTTGGAAAGCATCCGAGAGTGGACGAGGTAACTGACGCCTATTTGGAGGGCGTCTTTGACACCGAGATCGAGAAGCTTTTGAGAGAGGGAAAACAGGCCATGACCACGGTGAGAGAGAGCAGGGCGGTCCTGCACAGGCTGAAGAGTGTCTACGGTGAAACGCTTGGCATGCGCCTGTACGGCTTCTGGGGGTCATTGACGACGCTGGGTGATGAGGTTACGCGCGAGCACTTCGCGAAGGCCACGTTCTATCGTTGCCGTAAGCAGTTGGAGGACGCAGGTGTGTCGTGGCGGGGCACGGATGTCCAGGTCGTCGCGAACAACGCGGCTTTGCCGCACGATTTCAGTCCGGTGAGAACGGACCCCCGGTTGTGCCAACTCCCGGCACGCAACCGCGAGGAATATCAGGTTAGCCGGGAAACAATGCGCTTAGCCGCTTAAGGAGTACGACATGTCAGCAGCAGAAACCGCGGTTCGTTCGCTTCCGTCGCAAGTCAAGCCGATGCAGGTCGTCGTGCGGGGGCGCATCGAGGCGCAGCGGAGTTTCGATGGAGTGCGCTACACGCGCATCACAACGCCGGCGGCAGATCAGTACAGCCGCCCGCAGGTTGTCGAGGTTCGCGGTAAGCAGAAACTCGGCGAGCGTGGCGACGAGGTAACGGTGATTTGTATGCTGGGTGGCTTCCAGCGGAAGGCGTACCAGTTCAAAGACAAGGATACCGGCGAGATCGTAAACGTGGTGCCGGTGGATATGACGCTCGATATGGTTGAGCAGTGAGAATCGGGCATGGCGACGTACAAGTGCATACCGTCTACAACGACTGTGCCGCCGTGCCCTGCTGGCACTGCACCTTCTGAAACCTACGTATCGAGTGCAAGTGAACCTGAGTTCTATGGAGGATCTTTCACACACCTCCCGATACAAGACGTCCTGGTATGTATCGCGATGATCCTAGCTCTGATCCTCGGAGTCATGGCAGGTCGGAGGTAGTAGATGAGTACGTCCGCACTTTGGATTGCCGCGGGATGTTGCGCGTCTTGGTTCTTCGGCTTTCTTTTGGGCAAGACTTTATGTCTTGTCGAAAATTTCTTCAACGACACGCTTTCTTGAGAGAAATGAAATGAAAACGATCAAACAAATCATGGTCCGCACGGGGCTGGCGATCGGCACGGGTTTGGCAGCGGCTTCGGCAAACGCCACGTCGGTACTCGATGCCGCTGCGAAGACGGCGATCACGACCGGATTCACCGATATGAAGGACACGGCCCTCGATGTGCTCAGCACGAGCTGGCCGTTTATCCTGGGCATCATGGCGATCATGTTCGGACCGAAGATCGTGAAGCGACTGGCCAAGTCGGTCTGAGCGAGTTGCTATCTTAATTATGGGGGCGTCGCCCCCTTTTTATTCGTAGTACGAATTACATGAGTCGCACACGTCGATTGATTGCAAGCGTGCTGGCAGTTCTAATGCTTGCCTATACTCTGAATTCGCTGGCCTTTATCTCATTGGTATTGCCGGTGGGGCGCGCGTTGCTTTGGACGGGGCGCTACTTGTCTGGAACGTCTTCAATCGCTGCGGCCGAGAGCGTGGTCGCCTGGGAAAGGTCCATCGCATTGCACGGCGCGGTCATTGGTGCGCTCTGGTGGGGTGCGAATAGTGACAGGAGCAAGAATGGTGAAGAAGCCACCATCTGGATGCCACTCGACACTGATGCCGTCCGCGAGAATCCAGATCCAAAGCGTTATGACGACGCCGCTAAACCATCAGGCCCGACAGCTGCCAACATGCGTGATGCGAAGCCCAAGGCGTCATATTCCGGCGAGGCTGATAGAAATGTGACCAGCACTCCACCAAACGGTGAGGTGGCGGCTTCTATGCCTGCCGGCGGCTCGAGTTCGTATGCAGTGAGCGGAGAGAACACGATCCGGGAATATAGGTCGGTCGACATTTCGTTGTACTCGGGTCAGGGTGATTTGCAACGTTGCTCATCGGCACAGGCCGCGACCAACCCCGGTAGTGGTTGGTCGTTCAGTTGCCCGAGCGGGAGATCCTCGGACGGAAAAACGGTCGGCATCTGGTTTAGAAACTCAGCACAAAAGGCTTGCGCTGAGGGATACGTACTGACAAGTGGGAACTGCGTTTTGAGCAACGCAGCGACTGTAAAAAAACCGCAGGGCAAGGTGCCGTGCGAGGTTTTGGTGGACCCAACAGACAATAGCTTTCAGCTCGACGCTACCAACCCGTCTTGTTCTTCGTTGCTGTCACAGTTCTCGAAACCAGCGAAGAATCAACTTCGTTATCAAAACCCGTCAGGAGGCGGCTATGACATCGTCACAAGAAACGCAGATGGATCGGTTACGGTCGAAACATCAGATGGCACCAACTACAAGAAGATCTCCGTCGGGGCCTTCGACAAGGATCGAGGCGGAGGGACGATCAAAGGAATCGACACTGGTCCGCAGCCTGGCAGCGACGGAACAGGTTCTGGCAATAGTGGTACAGGTGGTTCTGGTAATGGGTCTGGTAATTGTGGTGGCCCTGGCCAGTCCGCGTGCGCTGTTACCGTCGATGACTCCGGGTTCGGGGGGAAAGACGCGCAGGTGAATAGCGCAGCCGACGCGATTCGTTCGAAGTTGGACGAGCGACAGGCTTTCATAGAAAGCAAGGCAAGCTCAGGTGAAAACTTCGGCCTGGACAACTCCTGGATACCATCGCTCCTGCCGGGATCGCCAGTTACATGCTCAAACCTCAAGTGGGAGCCCGGCATAAGTCACGGGCCTCTCAGCGGCCTTAGTACGTCGGTCGAGATCGACTGGTGTACCAAGATCGACGTCTTCCGGGAGTACTACGCCTGGTTAGTTGGAGTGGCAACACTCATCGCGATTGTGATGCTGTTTTTCGGATCAAACGGAAACACCGGGCACAACGGTAAGTAGTGGTTCTTCGCCATCCAATATTCATCATCGTAAACATAGGATAACTATGCAAATATTTGCTGGGTTCCTTGTTGCAGTGTTCGGGAAGCTATTCGAATTCCTCGCCAGCTATGTCGGCAAGAAGATAGCGATCGGCAGCGCTGTTTTGGCCACTTCTCTCGTGTTGCTTACGACATTCTGGATTGCACTGAAAGCTCTGGTTGCCGGCTTGATGTATCCGGTGACGAATCAGTACATCCTGATGGCCTTCTATGCTTTCTGGCCATCGAACGCTGAGATATGCATGTCCGCGTACTGGAGCGCGCAATTGGCCGCATTCATCTATCGCGAGCACCGCGAAAACCTGCGTGCTATTAGCTACGTGAGCTGACATGACAGACGGAACGTTGTTGGCAGGAAAGCGCGGCGCTGGTAAGTCTCTGATAGCGATGTCCCGCATCCGCGAATATATGTGGGCCGGCCGTATGGTCGCGACGAACCTGAATCTGCGTGTGGAGTACTTGGTCCCTCCACGAAATACGGTACGGCCATTCCGTATTCCTGACTGGCCAACAGCAGACGATCTGATGTCTCTGCCGCTCGGCAATCCAGGGCTGGAATGGAGTGTCGGGGAAAGCCATCCAGTTATGCGGAATGGCTACAAATTCAGCGAGGACGAGAACGGACTGCTTGTTCTAGACGAACTTGCAACGTTCCTGAACAGTAGAGACTGGCAAGCAAAGGACCGACAGGCTCTCATCAATTGGCTGCTTCACTCACGGAAGTTCGGATGGGATCTGCTGTTCATTGCACAGCACGTCGGATTGGTTGACAAGCAGGTCCGCGATTCCCTCTTCGATCTGTACGCCAATACTCGCAGGCTCGATAAAGTTCAGGTTCCCGTGATCGGTCGCATCGCTTCGCTTGCTGGCGTCAAATTGCGTCTTCCGAAATGGCATGTCGCCACTTTTCGATACGGGACTCAGCCCGGCGCTCCGCTATCGGAGACAGTTTGGCTGCGAGGTCACGATCTATATCTTGCATACGATACGTTGCAGAAGATCAATCCAGACGTCGGTGTTAGAACGGGCGAGGGGTTCCAGTACTTGAGTGCTTGGGATCTTCGCGGTCGCTACATGAGCTGGTGGGAAATGAACAAGAAAGCGATTCTTCTATTTGTGTTCTTCGGAGCCTTGTTGGGTGCTGGCGCCGATCGAATACTTTTCGCTCATGCGACGCTCGACCATGTTGCAGCTGCGCCCTCTGTCTCGGAGGACAAGTACGCGACCGGTGTTACGGGAAGCGGATTCTATCGTGACGGCCAATTGTTCAAGGTCGTGCTTTCGGACGGTCGGGTCGTGACCGCTGACATATTTCGTGAGACACCATCAGGCTGGGAAGCAAAGCTCGGTGAACTCTGGTACCGAGGAGAGCATCAATGAAACGGATCTGGCTAGCTCTGCTGTTCTTCCCTGTTCTCGCCTATGCCGATGCAGTTTCTCTGAGCTTCAAGGCTATTCCCGTGATGAACTTCGCGGAGGCAACGTATAAGGCGATGCTAGGCAAGGACTACATGGTGTCGCCTGACCTCATTGGGCTCGACAAGAAGGTAACGATCAACGTTAAGCGCATCGACCGCGAACAGCTTCCGCCGCTACTGCAAGAGGTGCTTGGCTCGGTCGGCGTTCGAGTACGCGAGGTATCGGGCATCGTGCGGCTTGAAAAAGGCCCGCCGGTGGGAGTTGCATCTGGCGATCAGATTTTGTCAGCTCCACTTCCGTCGCTCGATCCACATCGCACGGCACAACCCGATGCCGAGTCGGAAGATTTCGAGCTGTACCGTCCAAGAAATCGCACTGTCGAGTATCTCCAGGTAGCGTTGCGTTCGGCTGGCATAGCGAACGGGCAGGGGAGCACGGGCGGGGCAGGTGACCAGCAGGTACAGGACGCAGTCGTAATCTCCGGAGCTGACGCGAAGCGCGCGAAAATACGGCAGCTTCTGGAGCAGCTCGATCAGAGGCCCGTGGTGCTCAACGTGCGCGCGGCCCTGATCGAGTTCACTGATAGTGCCGAGGATGCGCTGAGCTTCGGGGCCGCAGTGAATATCTTAGGCGGACGCCTTGCCTTGGCGCTCAACTCGGGAGAAGTGGCTTCCGACAACTTCGCCAGACTGAAAGTTGGCGGGCTAGATGCCGTGTTCAAAGCGATTAATGGGGACTCACGGTTTAGGTTTCGAACTCAGCCCACGCTGCGCCTGGTGGACGGTGCGGTAGGCAAGCTGATGGTCGGCAGTGAAGTCCCAGTTCGTGGTGCGATGACCCTTAGCAAGGACGGAACTCCGATCCAATCGATCGAGTATCGATCGAGCGGGCTCGCACTTACCGTGCAACCCAGGGCGATGGACAGAAGATTTACTGCGAAGGTCATACAGGAAGTCTCGAGCTTTGCAAATACACGAACCAGCAATATCGACTCCCCAACGCTCAACAAGCGGCAGATTGAAGCTACGGTGGACGCGGAAGACGGGGAGGTAGTTGTGCTTGCCGGCTTAGATGAAGAGACTGTCTCGGACGGACGATCTGGGCCTTTCTCATGGCTCAATCTGTCGCGATCGTTCAATTCGAGGAAGACTCAACTGCTTGTTCTTCTGGAGTTCCGCCGGCTATAGTCAAAGCGTCAGACGAACGGACTTTCGCGCGCGAAAGTTTCTGTGTATCACCGGGCAGCGTGAGGCAACGATGGAATTGAGTGAAACAATTGTGCTTTCTCCCGCGGACCAAGAGCGGCTTGTCAAAGCGCTGCTGGCTCCGCCGGAGGCGTCGGCGGCGTTGAGGAGCGCGATGGCACGTCATGACCAACTGGTATCGGAGACTTTCGCGCGCGAAAGTGACGGCGTACACCTGGGGCCTGGCGAGCCTGCTGATGGTTCTTGAATTTCGCGTATCTCGGGCGCTTGCACATCAAAACCCGCCGTGATTACCCAAATGCCCGTACACTGGGTCGCGTTCGACTCACGGGGCTCCAAATGCACAAAATCGTTTGCTTGTTCAACCACAAAGGTGGCGTTAGCAAGACCACCACGGCATTCAACCTTGGCTGGATGCTGGCAAAGAAGGGCAAGAAAGTGTTGCTCGTTGACTTTGATCCACAGTGCAACCTGACCGGGATGGTTATGGGGTACAAGGGGGTCGATGATCTTGAGGCAATTTACGCCTCGAATCCGCCGAACAACGTAAAGGATGGGTTGGCGCCGGCATTTGAAGCTCAGCCACGCGCGATCCAACCCTGCGAATGTATCGAGGTGCAAGGCAATCCCAAACTGTTTCTGCTGCCTGGGCACATCGCAATTTCTGAATACGAGACGACGCTAGGAGTAGCCCAGGAACTGAGTGGTTCGCTACTGCCGCTGCGAAATCTTCCGGGCGCCATTCGGTACTTGCTCGATGCGACCGCCGAGAAACTGGAAGCAGACTTGGTCATTGTGGACATGAGCCCTAGTCTGGGGCCGCTGAACCAGAATATCCTGACAACTTCAGATTTCTTCATTGTCCCGCTACATCCGGATTATTTCTCGTCGATGGCACTCAGTTCCCTTGCAAAGGCGCTTCCGCGCTGGCAGGCATGGGCGAAGATGGCTCGAGAAATCGACGTATTGCAGAGCGCGGACTATCCGTTTCCGGCGCCACACGTGCAATTTGCGGGCGGCATCGTACAGAAATACCGTCCGCGACTGGGAAAGGCATCCAAGGCATTTCAAAATTGGATTGACAAATTGGAAGCAGGTGTCAAGGACATGCTTGTCCCGGCCCTGGAAGGTGCAGGCATGCTCGACGCCGCAGAGTTCAAGAAAAAGAGCGGATTTGAGCCGTGGCAATGGCTACTCGAAGTCGCGGACTTCAATAGTCTCATTGCACGTTCCCAAGATCATCAGGTGCCTGTGTACGAGCTGAGGCCAGACCAGCTCGATGGGCAAAAGGGAGCTGTTTGGATTCAGACGAAGGCTGACATGGAGATTTTTGAAACGAAATTCCGCGAGTGCGCAGATAGGCTCATCTCGATCGTCTCATGAGTGCCTGAATGACTCCGCTGAATCATTTTGATGCTGTCTGGAATCGATGTTCGCATTTGTCGGCCATGCAAGCTTACCTAGCTGCGAATTCGGTCGGCGCGCTTCGGCCGGATGAATTGCTGCGTGCTGAGTGGGTAGCTCGTGTGAGCGCCCTTGATCTTTACGTTCATGAGTTGGTCGCCCAGCGGATGTTGGCTGTTTTTGATGGGTCGCTGCCGAAGACCCCGGCATACAACGCGTTCATGCTGACATCGGAAACTACTGATCGCATTCGGCATGCTGCAACCCCAATTGTGGCTAGTGCTGCATTTGACTTGGAGATACGGCGGCAGCTCGGATTTCTGAGCTATCAGTATCCGGACAAGATTGCCGATGGCATCCGAATGTGTTCGTCGGCTGAACTCTGGAATGATGTTGCGGTACATCAGGGGGCTACGCAACAGAACAAGGTGGCACAAGCGAAGCAGATCAAGCGCCAACTGACCTCGATAGTGGACCGTAGAAACAAGATCGCCCATGAGGGGGATTTGCAGCCTAGAGCGTTGCCAATCTCACCGTGGCCCATTTCCCAAGGGGATCTGACGGTTGTTTCTAGCTTCATCGAAAAGCTTGTGAAGTCGATTGATGCGTGCGTGTAGCTGTTGCTGTCGATGAACGCTTTCGCCCAGATTCGCAACCTCTTCATTTCGCACTGCGTGCTGCAATTCGTCTATCGCGGTACACATCAAAACGCCGTATTTGAGACTCGCCTGCCAGAGATCGGTGCCGATGGCGGCATGTTCGCCGTTTTTTTCATCAGATCGAGCATTGTGTCAGCGGCGAGAGGATGTTCCGTGATAGACGAGTCGGCACGAGGCAGAGAAAGGAGGGGCAGGTGCGGAGGTGTCGCGTGTTGGATTTGCTGGCCGTGACGGTAGCTTAGAATCGGTCGCCTGATTTGCCGCTACTGTAATCCTAAAGACATCTTCGGCGGATGTGCTCAGCTTGGACACAACCGCCGCGGTGCGCACGCGCGCCCGGTTGAGCACCTGCCCCGTCTGTCGGACGGGGTAGGTGTGATTTATCCGGGTCTTGTCGCCCGATAGGGTGGCCCGTGTACGGGCCAGGTCAAGTTGCTCGGTTACGAGCAGCTTGAGCCGACTAGACCGAGGCACGCGATGGCGGTTGCTATGCTGCGTCAGCAGTGACTTGGGCGGGATGGGGCGCGTATAGCTTTCATGTGCGCCGCGGGCTCAACGTCTCCGGTCGAGTGCGGTTGACACTCCGTTGACACTGGCCAGAAACGACAAAGGGTTAGCCGAAGCTAACCCTTTGTTTTGTTTGGTGGCGAATCAGGGACTCGAACCCCGGACCTGCGGATTATGATTCCGT